TTACTTTGTTTTGTATATCATTACATCTTCGTAGGGACTTGAGTAATTCACGCTTGTATTGACTACTATTCGCTCAGTGCCTTGGAAGGGACTGGGAAAGTTGTACTCATTACAAAGGAAGTCAAAGAGGTCTAATAACTGGCCTTTATTGGAACTGAAATACACATACATAGGCATTGTATTCAAACACTTGACAATTTGCAGATAGTCCTTTAGTTTCCAATAATTTCCTCCTATATAGGACGAGACATCAGTGGATAGATAGGGAGGGTCAAGGATAAATACGACATCCTCTGTATTAGCGAACTCATAGACAAGCTCCTTATAATCGGTACTCTTACGCTCAACGCCATGTAAATAACCTTCACAACTATAATTAGTCTTGGTAACACAATTGTATAAATTATCCTTTTCCAAGCCTTGTAAGGAGGCGGGATATTTTCCACTAAATAGCAAACTTGCAGATAAAGAGATAAAATCTACTTTGTCGGCAGGATACTGCTTGACAACCTCCAATATAGCAGGTTTTAGGTCATCTATTCGTTCTCTTTTGGGTTTGCGCTCGACTATGGCGCGTAATTGTGCCAATATCTCATTTGTGATAGGAATACACTCTAATCGGCGGGAAAAGTTGTCATAATCGTTCCATATGACACGAGCTAAGGGTTTTTCCTGCTTGATAGTATGAGATAGCAGTCCAGAGCCTCCGAACAAATCCACATAGGTAGCCTTGTCAGGGAAAGCCTTTAAAGCCTCTTTGAAGTGTTTGACAAACTTCCTTTTCTGCCCTTGAAAGGGTAGAGGTGATTGAGAATAATTTTTCATGAATTATTTGGTTGTTTTAGTTATTCTTTAAAAAGCGGAGGACATTTTTTTACTGCTTGTCCTCCTATTTTAGCAGTGTTTAAAAGTGCTTTAAAAACGATTTAAACTTCACCGAAATAGTTTCAGTCTCCACAATAATATAGCAATTACACCGAGTATCAAAACACCTATAATAAAGGCAAAAGGTATTGTTTTGACTTCTTTATGCACCTGCTTAGATTGTTGTAGATATTGGTTTTTGGTTTCGTTTGTTTGGCTTATCTTATTATCTATATAAAGAGTAGTATCAGCTTGTTGCAAGCTCTTAGAAAGGTTATCTATAGCTTTGATAGTAACCTTCCCGTTTGTTACCCTTATGGTCTCGCTATCACCGTCACGAATACGGGTGTAGATGAGTTCACGTGGCTTGCCTACACTATCTGTGAGGGTTTCTAATTCTAACTCAAAGGACGTGTTGGACTGTTCGGACAAGCCCGTTTTATGGGCTTGATAGGCAAAGAGCTGTGAGCTATCCTTGTAATGGATAAAGTGCTCTTTCTGTACTTGGCGTTGCTCGGTAGTGGCGACCTTGCGAGTACGACAACCTACCAAAGCAAGGAACGCCAATAATAATAGTGCTAATTTTCTCATTTGCTAATGTTTTTGTATTCGTCTTTTGCGTTAAAACAAGGGCAGGCTTTAGCTACCCCTGGGAAATCTCTGTGTCCTAAAATCTCGGCTTCGGGATAGAGGGCTTTAAGCTCGGTGAGGAGCTTTTTTAAGGCTTCTCTCTGTGCGAATGTACGGGTGTCTTTGGGTTGGAGGGTATTCTTATCCACCCCACCTATGTAACAGATCCCTATACTGTCCTTGTTGTGTCCCTCCACATGGGCGGGTATCTTATCCACATCTCTTCCGTCCTCTATGGTGCCGTTCAAAAGGACTACATAGTTGTAGCCGATTTCGTTAAAACCTCTTTGGCGATGCCAAAGGTCTATATCCTTAGCCGTATGCTGCCTACCTTCTGGAGTAGCAGAACAGTGGACTACAAGATAATGAATGGTACGTGTACTTTTTTTCATTTTTTAAATTATTTATTCATTACATTATCCTTCTATAAAAACAATTTCTTTTCCTAACAATCCTGGTATTGTGACAATCTCACTATTATCTTCATACACAATACCCTCATTACTCCAAGAGGGTATAGAGAATTCTATTAACTGTGTTCTATTTGCAATGGAAGCCTTGGAACTAAAATTTTTTACCTTCCTGTTATTTATGAAAGCACTTCCCCATTTATAAAAGAAGCCATTAAGATAAATAACATTGAAAACTACTTGAAAATTAATAACTTTTAAAGTCCTCATTTCATTAATGTTTTCTCTAACGAAGACGTCCCAAACAAGATCATTTCCCTCTATGAAAACTTTTGGTTTTCCTATCTGCATATTTATATTGTCCTTATCCAAGGTTGTGTAAACAATTTTACCAATATATCCAACCCTAAAGGGAAAGAAGGACTTTATATCGCGCCACTCTTGAGTGTTAAAAATATTCTTTACCCTAATTCTACAAAAATGTATTTTTACACCCTCCCCTCCCCAATCAAAGTATTGTATTACGTTCATTTATTTATGTATTTAATAATCGGATAAGGAACGAAGCTCGCTACTATATCCCACCAATCTATAAATGTTTTCTTTATGTATTTATCATATAATTCTTTACACAGCCCTATAATACCTAACAAGATAGCAGCTATAAGTAAGGATTTCACAATGGGCAAGAATATCAGAGCGCTAAGGAAAATGACAATAAATATTATATTCCCGTACTTACTATGTAGGAGCTTATCGCTACCCTTGAGTTTGTTGATTACTTTTATCACACATTACGAATATCTATATAACACTTATTGTTCCATATACTCACCACGGCCGTACTTCCATCGCTCCCGTTGAAGGACGTATCATTCGTGTAGATGATGGTCTTTCCTGTACAAGTAAAGGTTACTTGTCCACCAGCGAATACCTTGCGAAAGGCTACTGAATATCCTGATGGAATTAGCTGTAAGTCACAATTAGGGGTATTAGCTGTTACATATACTATATTTTCATCAGGAAATATCTGCCTTTCTCCGCTTATCTCTGTAGCTATTCTAATATCTTCAGGCGCGGGAGACCAGTCAGTAGCTTTATCACCAATTTCAAATTTTACTTTTTCTACAATTGCCGTAGGTGTTGGAGATATACCATTAACTTCGTGAAATGCACATATTTCATCCCATTCAAAATTAGGTATTACAATAGCTTCATTATAATCATTTACTAAATCAAGTATTATATACTGTCTTGGTCTTCCGGATTTATCCCCAAAATATATTGTAAGTCTTTTATTTGTTTCAACAGTTGCATAGCAAGAAAAAACATATTTTCCCCCAACTTTCACAGGTTTTGCTAATTTCCAATATTCACCAGTATAGCCCACTAAAGTTTTTTTATTTTTTGAATTTAAGGCATAATTTCTCCCTCCAATTTTTATGTTTTTCACTACTTCTTTTATCTTCTCCTCTGTAACCATTGGAGGCTGTCCATCTATATCATTCCAGTTGTGTCTGTGAGAGGCAGGGGCAAAATTCAAATCGGGCTTATCTGCCAAGTCGTTATAAGAAAAAGCATTTTCGAATATAACATTATTCCCGGCCGTAAGCTTAATCTTTCCGCTCTGCACCACGATCCCATCAGGAATATTGCTGACAAAGTGGCTCACGGGGATACTGGTAAGGAGGTTATTGCGCTTATCCCTTAACTCTAAGGTCTTCTCAGGCTTGTTGTACACCAACTTCGTCCCCTCATCGTCCAAGAACATTAGGGAGATACGCCTTACTATATTACTTCCCTTTTTGAATCGTAACTCTGTGGTATTCTCGTCCAGTTCTATATCGTAATCTTCGAGGTTATCTAACTGCTGCTTGTAGGCATTGGTAAAGTCATTCGTGGATAACCCCTTGCCCACTTCCTTATCTACTTTCCCATCAAACAGTCCCTTATGAGCTTGGCTATCTGTTAGATGGTTGCGAAGCTGTTCTGCGGAAGCAGTACCCTGTATCACATTTTCCAAGCCCTCTATAGAGGTCATTGGGATTTTTTCAGATTTATGAAAAAAACTATCCATCCACGCCCAGAATTGCTCTTGGGTAGGCTTTTTAAAGTTGGAAAACCATTGCTTTAATGTTTGTATTGCTGTCATTATCAATTATTAATTAAGGTTATATACCTACATATTCAATAAACTGAACTACACGATAAGGGGGCATGTTGTTATGGGGTTGGCCACCTCCTGTTGGTTCTATCTTCATTAGATTTCTTCGATTAGGAGTTACATCCCAGAAATCCATTGTAAATGCCGTTCCGTTACTATTGCTATCATTATCACTTCCTGAAGCATCATTTACAGTATCGTGGCTATGACTGGGCATTTCATCGATAGTGAGTTTGTGGGAACGTTCGCCACCACTTTGGTTGAGTGCATTAAGGCGATAGTCTTGTGAGTCTTCGGGTTTCTTAACATAGTCAGGGTCAAGACCTATAGGCATTTTACCCCGCAAATTCACATATTCTCTCCAACCTGCAGGTATTTCCGAGGCGGGCCTGCCCCATAAAGCAATCAGACCTATAGGCACCGCTTGCTTTTGCAACTTAAGTCTTTCTACCTCTCTCTTTAAGTCATTCAATGCTTGCTTTTCTGCCTTTCTATCTTCTAATTCTTGCAGGTTATTCAGTCTTTTGAAGTCTTCCCAATTAAAAGTCTTCTCAGGGGTAGACCTGCCGAATGCTACACTCCTTATCACCTCCAAGGGACGGAGGAATCCGTCTTCAAAGGTTACCTCATTGGTGAGTTCTTTGATAAACACTGTACTATCTTTCGCTCCGCCTTCAAAGGGAAAGAGTTCGCCATTTATATACACGGTACCTGGGGAGATAGTGTTTCCTGTCTCCTCACAACCTGATATAATAGCCTTATTGCCAGCAAGGTGTCCAAAGTGATTAAAGAGGCTATAGGCATTTTGCATAAAGGCAAGGAAATTGACATCAAAGGGATATCCCGCCTCGTGTGTTAAGTTTAATTTGTTCATATTAATCAATTCTTATAGTCCATCTCTTGCCCGCGAGCTTATAGAAGTTCACTAAAGCTTCTAATTTGTATTTGTCATATTCTAAACCTCGTGGGAGTACTACTACGAAATCCACACCTCCATCAATATAGTTACCCCGTAAGTATAGGAACATTCTACCCAAGTACAAAGGTCTATTGACATTTCTTTGGTAAATGTATCGTCTTATATTCCGCGTACCGTCTTCTATTTTAATACGTCTTAGCTGAGGGTCAAACTCATCATTAAGAGCTTTGCGCAGGTAGCATACTTGGCTGTTATGAGCGAGGTTGTACAAGTCGGCTTGGCGAGCTCGCTGAAAGTCGTACAGCAGTTTGTGCAAGGGCGTTGCCAGCATTCTTAACCACGCCACCAACTTTGGCTTTCGCAGGAAAGTAGGGGTAAGCAGCACGAGCAGTTTGTCGATGTTTAGGTTATACAT